CAAAAATTGAAGAGTTCAAAAAGAACTACAAACCCGCATCGAAAGAGGACACCCCTCAAAAAACAGACGATGCATTATTGAAGAGGCTTGAAGCACTTGAACAGGCTTACGAAAAAGAAAAGAAATTGAACATGATTAATTCTTTGCGTAACGAAGTAAAGTCGAAGGCTGAATCATTAAAAGTGGCTCGGAAGCCATTATGGGAAGATATAGTATCTACTATTGATATTCCAGATGGTGCAACCGTAGATTCACTTTTAGAATTAGTTAAACCTACTTACGAGGCAAAATTAAGGTCTTATTTAGGAGAAGGAGCTGTTCCCTATCAGGGTAGTTCAACGCCGCCAAAAGATGACGGAAGCCAATTAGACGAGTTTTTTGCCAAAAAGGTTGAACAAGGCAAAATGCCTAAAAAAGAATAATAACATTAAAAAAAATTAGATTATGAGTGATTATGGAAAAAAAGAAAAGGAATTTTTACCAGGTAAGAACATCTGGGTGGATGTTCCTAAGGTTTATCCAGTAGGTGGTGTCATTGACACTACAGGGATGACACCAGGGGACGTAATTCCTGCTGGTTCGATGTGTATATTAGACACTGCCGCAGGCACTATTAAAATCATTACTTCGGCTAACGCAAGTGGTGTGGCAGAAGTAGATACCCTTACTATCTCTGCCGGAGCTACTAAGGCTGGTAAGGTAACCGTTACTCTTGACGGGGTAGCCTATGAAATTGACGTTACAGCAACAGATGATACCGCAGCAAAGGTTGCCACCAAGATTGCCGCAGTAACTTTTGCCGGATGGACTGCCTCTGCCTCTGCAGGCGTTGTAACATTTACTGCTTCGGTAAAAGAAACTAAGATTGCACCAATGTTCGATGGAGGAGATACTGGTGTTGCTGGAACATTCGCTGTTACTACAGAGGGAGAATCTGATGCAGCTAAGGTTAACGGATTATTGTACAACGATGTGATTGTAAATACATACACAACTGGTACTGTAGTTTACGAGGGTATGGTATTTGAGGACATGCTTGCAGAACCCATACCGGCAGCAGTTAAGGCAATTTTGCCACAGATTACTTATTTTAAACACGCTTAAAAAGGAGGATAGACGATGAGAACAAATGTGAAATCATATTACGACTTGCTCGACTTCGGTTTAGGCGGTGCAAGTTTTCAACAATTTGTTGACAGGTTTAAAGATAAGTATAATGCTCCACAGACTGATGGGTTCCCCTGGGATGATGAAATTCAGTTGGATTTCACCTACGAACAGTTAGAGGCAGACTTGGGTGTTGCAACGTTACCTGTTTATACAGATATTGATTCTCCTGGTCTTTACAAGAGCTTTGAATCTTTCAAGATTGGTTCTAATAAGATACCGCCCCAGAAACATGGATTTGCATTGAATCAAAAGATTCTTCGTGAAAAAATGATTTTGGCACAGAAATATGGAGAAGCTGCATTAACAAACGAAACTCGTGATGCACTGCTTAGTCTTCAATTTGATTCTGTAGATAAATTACTCGCAGGTAACTACAATGGACTTACACATCAGAGAATGCGTATAGTATCAACTGGTCAGTTTACAATTGACGCAACGAACAATCCACAGGGCATTAAGGGAATAACCTTTGACTTTGGAGTTCCTGGTGGAAACAAGGAAACGCTGTCTGGAGCTGCCCGTTGGTGGACTGACGCAGAACACACTACGGAAGGAGCAACAGCAGACCCGATTAAATATCTGAAAGACAAATACAAATGGGCTAAGAAGAACGGCTATCCTATGGGTCATTTTGAAATGTCTCAAGACTTGTTCGATGACATGTTGGGACATAGCAAGGTTCTTACCCGTATCGGACAGATGATGTTCCCGAACGCAGGTTCAGATGCTTTGAGCTATGCACAAAACTTGTCTGACGATGCAATTGCAGCCGCCATCACTCGCTTGGTAGGGTGTCCTATCATACCGAGAGATTCTAAGGCAATGGTTGACAAGTACGATCCTGCAACAAGGTCTCTCAAAAAAGACTGGGTTGAAAACTTCAACCTTCTCAACGTTGCATACGTACCTGACGGACAGCTTGGGACTATCAAGACTGCACAACACGTACTAACTGGTGATCCTACTGTACGTACCGCATTCTTCGATGGAGGCAGAACACTTATCACGCAACGTTTCGAATCTCAAACTAAAAGCGTTTACATAGAGAGTGAAATTTATGCACTTTGTGTTCCACAGGTTGCAAGATATATGTGTATTTACACTGTAACAGCTTAAAGATGGGAACTACTCAATATACTACCAGCACACTCCCCGTAGAAGTTTATCTGCGGGGATGTGTAGGTTATATTATATCTGATGAGGCATTATTATCAATCTTAATAAGCAGAGGAGTTGAAATGGGTACTCCAGCAATGGCTCTTACTAAAAAAACCCTTGAATTATGCAAAGCTGATTTATATATTTATTGTGCATCATTACCAAGCTCTTCTGCTACAATAGAAGACGCTGATGCTGGTTGGAGGCATAGAGAGGGTGGAGTCCAGAAAGGAGTTTCTGATAATGGTAGATTGATACAGATGGCAAATGAGATTTATAGTAAGTATGGAGAGGTGACGACTAAATCAACTATTAAAATGAAACCCTTTGGAATGAAATTTCATGAATAATCCGAGATTTCCTCATACGTGCAAGATTTATAGAATGACAAATCCAACACCGTTTAGTGCGGGTACGGAAGAAGTCGTGTATGAAGGAGAATGCAGGAAATACACGAATACTTCACGATTTAATGAGGTTGTTATTTCAAAATACGGATTATCGATACCAGGAACTTTACCTATTAAAGTAGGCGATCTTTTAACTGTTACTGATATTACTGGAACATTTAATGGTTCTGTAGTAGAAGTAAATGCTGGAAATTTGGGAACTACGGTGTTCTTTAACACAACAGGACAATGAGTAATGAAAGTGTATTAGATAAAGGTCTTATAAAAGCAAGAAAGATTGCTTTAGAGCACGTACAGAAATGCTTGGAAGATGCCTGTGATGAACTCGTTCGACATGCACAAAAGAACTACAAGTCTCCAATCGGTTCGTTTACTGGGAATACAATTACCAGTTATTCTGTTGGTTTATATATAGACGGAATGTTTGTATATTATTATAGCGATGACGGAATAAAGCCTCCTATTCGTGGTAAATTGACTAAGAAGGAAGGTAGAGTAACATTATCTCCAGATTGGGAAGGACGAACAAGAAGTATGTATGCAAAAGTAGATACAGATGGAGGATATGGTAAAGATTTCGCTTTTGACTTTTTGAATAGTTATAAATCAAAAACGAAAGGAATGGAAATAGTTATGTGCACAGGAACAGAATATTCGTCTTATATTCAAGATGTTTTAGGTGGAAATGTATTAACCAAAACGAAAGACGAAGCTCCTTCTATTCTAATGTCTAACATGAAACCAATGAAATAATGGCAAAGGCGTTTCCACGAAGAGATATTCTTTATTCGTTATATAATACTTTATCACATATAAGTAATGTATATATACCAAATAGACCAACGTCTACACCAGATGCAGAAACGAGTTTCATAGTTGTGGATATTACTGGAACAATGAGCGATAAGAATGCCTATCAAGAAGCATCATTACGCATAGACCTGTTTAAGAAAGACTTTGCAGGCGGAGTTGAGGATGTACAAGGGTTGGACAATCTTTACAAGTCGGTCATAGCATTATTCCCGATAGTTACCGATAAATTTACGGCTATTTCGCCGAGACTTGTCTCTGGTGGGAGTGACGACAAAGGATTTCATTACTTAATGATTTACGCAGATATTTTAACAAAATAAACAATTTAACAATTTAACAATTTACAATTATGGCAGAAACGACAGAAATTACAATTACGAAAAAGCTGACTGAGTTACAGTCGGTTTTTGACAAGGTTAAAAGGGTATTTTACAATACCGCAACCAATCTCAATCTTTCTACTCTTTCGACAATTGATTATGAACTCCCAGTTATTGAGGATAGTTTCAATTTCGATATTGGTGCAGCAAGCATCTCTACCGTTAAGCTGACTACCGGTCAGAAATGGGCAAGTTATGTTACCGCTGGAGACCCAAGCATTACAATGCAGGTTGCATCGGTTGATAAAGACATTGCAAAACTATTTATGACTGAAAAGGGAACGGCCGTTTCAAGTGGCACTAAAACCTTAGGAGGATTAACGCTTTCAGGACAAGGATATTCAACCGAGATAAAAAAGGTTACTGGTTCGCTTATTCTGGCTTCGGAAGATGGAACGAGATTGATTGCACTTCCTAATGTGGAGATGTTCGCTAATCCTGTTATTGCTTCTGGTACTCCTGCTTACTTTAATGTTCAGATATTCCCGAAACCTAATAATGACGGAGCTGACATTATCTTGTTGAATGGAGCTAAACCTGAATAATCCTTTTTAATAACACTAAGGGTGGTGCGAAAAATCACCGCCCTTTTTTTAAATAAGAATATGGCAAAAGTAAAACAACCTAATAAAGAGGTTCAGGACGAGTTAAACTCAATTATAGAGAATCTTCCTGATTATGCAAAAATCAGAAATAAGATTTATAAAATAAGATGGCTACACGCTGGAACGGTAAGGAAGATTAATCAGATAATACTTAAAGAAGGGAACGATGCTGTAGCTAATTATCAAGTTGCTGCATGTATCATTCTTAATAGTTTCTTAAAAATTAAATTTATTTATCCGTTTTTGTGGAGATGGTTTTATTATGTAAAACAGTACTCCGAAGCAGACTTAACGGAAGTATTGGCTATTGGTAAAAAAAAAATACCGCTGCAATCGTACTTCGTGAATACCATATTGATGACAGATATGAGGGATACGATGATGATGATGACCAAGAAAGAAGTGTATTCTATCCGTCAAGAACAAAATATGGAGCAGCGTGGGATTATTTAAAAGACTATAATTGGATGATGCAACCTAAAACCATATTATTTTATAAGATACCAATGTATCACTATTATTGGACGATGACAAATGCACAACTTGAGTTAATCATAAGTGATAAACCAGTATCTTATATTAAACCAGAAAAGAAAAAATTCAGCAAACCATCCGCAGAAAGAATAAATCGCTCTATTGAAAACTATAAAAAAAGAACCAAGAAATAATCATGGCAAAACTCGGCTCACTATATTTCTCCATCCTATATAAAGATGACCCCAAACAATTGGAAGCTATCAAGAAGAGGGCGTTAAAACAACTCGAAAATCTTGAGGTAAAATTAAAGGTAAGCTCCACAACAACTGGAGCTACCACTAAAAGCGGTAAATCAAGAGCTTCTGCTACTAAAGAGGAAATAGGATACATAGAACAACTAATTCAAAGGACAAAGGAATTAGAACAGGAATATAGGAAACTACCCAAGTCAGCAGATGCAACCAAGACTATACAAGAATTTTCGCAAGTAAAAAAAGAATTAGATGACGTTGGAAAAAACCTTATTGAGGCGTCTAAAAAACAGAACTTGGCGGAAGGAAGCCTTGTATCTTATAGAGCTGAATTATCAAAACTAATTTATGAATATGATAGGTTGAGTGCTGCTGAAAGAGAGGCTGCTGCCGGAAAAGAACTACTTAAAAACATTCAACAAACCACTATAAAATTAAACGAGGCAGAACAAGCCTCAATGCGTTACCAGAGAAATGTGGGTAACTATAAATCTGGTTTTAATGGACTTACATTTCAGCTACAACAATTAGCCAGAGAACTCCCATCTATTGCTTATGGGGCTAATATATTCTTTGGAGCCATATCCAATAACCTTCCAATGTTTATCGATGAGGTAAAACGAGCCAAAGAAGAATACAAGCAGCTTAAAAAAGAACAGGCAGATGGTATAAATACGGACAAAAAAGCCATACCTGTTTGGAAACAAATTACTGCAAGTATATTTAGCTGGCAGACGGCTATTGTTGCTGCTATAACCGTATTAACTTTATATGGTGCTAAGATAGTTGATGCTATTGGAAAGATGTTGAAATTTGGTGATGCCACAAGGTTGACTAAGAAGGAAATCAAAGAATTAGGTAAAACTTTCGCAGAGGCTGCAGGAAGTGAAATAGCCAAGTTAGATGTATTGTTTGATAATCTTGATAAAACAAGAGAAGGGACTTTAGAATGGTACGATGCGAGAAATAAGATACTTGAGCAACATCCAAGTTTGTTATCTTCAATGGATTCAGAGATAACATCACTTCACGACAAGGCTGGTGCATATAGACTATTAAGAGATGAAATATACGCAACGGCAAAAGCAGCTGCAATAGACAAGGCAACAAAAAAGGCACGAGAAGAAGCAATAGATGTTGCGACAAAAAATTATGATAAAATATATACTATTGCATTCGCTCGTGGTGGAGAAAAATTTGCAGAAGATTTAATAAATAAGGTTCGTAAAGACATTGAGGCATTAGGAAAATTATCTCCTGAGTTAGAAAGAGAAATAAATAATCTTTTTACTATTAGAGCTGGTGAATCACCATTTCTGAAAAAAGAAAAGGAAAAAACTACTGGATTATTTCCTATAACCATAGATGAAAACATATATAAAAACACATCAGACAGGGCTCTTGTTTTTAATAGAAGTGCCAACACCATTATAAATGCAATAGATGATATTTTAAAAGCAGACGAGAAATTAAGAAAGAAAACAAAAAATGCTGAATCTTTATTTGATTGGTTGAAAATCACCGATAAAGACGTTAAAGAAAATAAAGAATTTTTAACAAGACAGAGAAACATTTTACAAACACAACTTGAAGGTTTACCCAAAACAGAGGCTGCTGGAGATAAAGGATTACAATTAAAGAAACAAATCAAAGCCATAGACGACGCCATTAAGGCAGCTTACGG